CGCCAAGCAACCCCAACGATTCTTTGCGAATGATGAATGATGCTGCCGAATGCATCAACTTGCTTTTGGAGGCGGTGGCTAACGAGCGCGAGCGGTGCATTGCTGTTTGTGAGGGTTGGATTGGAAAGTTTCAAGAATCCGAAATCAAGCGTACCAGCGCCCGCGAGTATACCGTGGACGCGATTGAAGACATCATTGCAGAAATCCGCGAAGGCCATGACCCCAGTGTAATCGATAAGGGCACAAGCGAATGAGCATCATGACCCGACCGCCAGGCGTTCCCGATCGCGACGAGGTCAAGCCTGGCATGGCGCACTTCGCCGGCAGCGGGCCGTATGGCGCCACGTGCGGAACGTGCCGGCATCGGGGCTACTGGCGCGCGGCCAAGGGAAAATTCAACAAGCAAACCGGCTTGATCGAGGAGAGGCGAATTCGCACGCAGGGCTGCAAGATGTTTCTGGTTTTCACTCACCGGCACGGGCCGCCCGTGCTCAAAGAATGGCCGGCGTGTAAGTTTTATAAGGAGGCTGAGCGATGACAGCCTCCCCAACACCAGTAGGCAAGCGGCTAGCGACCGTCAAAGAAGCCTGCGCCTACGCCAAGATGGGCCACACTAAGCTCTATGACAAAATCAATGCCGGGGTCATCAAGGCTTACAAGGATGGCAAGCGCACGCTGGTCGATCTCGACAGTATCGACGCCAGGCTTGAGCCATGGCCTGGGCAGTAATCCTCTGGGGGTACATATGGGGGGTATATTGGAGGTGGTCGCAAACAAGCCCTATAGAAATAGGGGTTTCAGAACATTTTTTGTTTCAACTGATGCATATTATGATACCTTCCGCCAACTTCCGCCTGTGTCCGGCTCTGTCCGGTAGAATGCAAGTTGTCCCCAGTTAACAGGCACTTCTCTCATCCTGTGTTGTCCGCTGTTGTCCGGCCACTACCGCCGCCGTTGGGGGTATTTTTGGGGTTGTAGCCCTTGCAATGGGGGTGAGGTTGGGGATAGTTTCGGCGTGTTACGAAACTGGAAACACGGTTCTCAAAACGCGAAACACGGTTCTCAAATGTACCCCCATATACCCCCAAGGCGAGATCAAAAATGGCCGTTCTAAACAAGCTTGGAGTCAAGGAAGTCGAGGCACTCTGCAAGCAAAAGAAGGTCGGCAAACATGCCGATGGCGGCGGGCTGTTTCTGCAGATCAGCGAAAAGGGCGGGTTCTATTGGCGCTACAAATATCGCATCGATGGCAAAGAGAAGCTGGCGTCGTTCGGCACCTACCCGGAGGTCTCGCTGGCCGAAGCCCGCATCAAGCATCATGCCGCCCGTAGACAAGTCGAGGCCAGCCTTGATCCGCAGCACGAGAAGCGCAAGGACAGGATCGTAAAAAAGTTGGAACGGGAAGCCAACCGCCCCTTTCGTGCGATCGCGAAAGAATACTACGACACCATGATCCCGGCGGATGCTGCCTACTCGACCCGCCGCCGTCATATCAGTGATGAGAAGTGCTTGAACGCTGGCTTCGGCAACATGGCAATTGCCGACATCAGAGTTGCCGATCTCGCCGCTGTCTTGAAAAAGGTGCAGGCTGAAGGGAAATACGCCACCCGTGAACGGGTCCAGATTGCCGCCATCAGAATCATGGGCTTTGCTGTCGGCAACGGCTACCGTGACGATAATCCGTTTCTCGGGGTGAAGTTTACCAGCGCTTTTATCTCTCCCAGCACGGTTCGCAAGAAACGTCCGGCGCTGACCGAAATCGCGTCGTTTTCAAAGCTCCTGCGCGACATCGACCGTGACCCTGACGAAGATGAAGTCTCACGTATCAGCTTGCGTCTGCTGGCGCTCACCGCACTGCGTCCTGGCGAGCTGGCGAGAACCGCGTGGAGCAGCGTCGATTTTGCCAGGCGCAAGCTGACTGTCCCCGCCAACCTCCTGAAGAGCCACACCCAGCGCAAGACGGCTAAAGACGAGCGCGCAGGCAAGGCCCTTGAGGTTCCGTTGTCTCGGCAAGCGATCACCGAATTACAGGCACTGAGAAAACTTACCGAGGGCGGCACGCATCTGTTCCCGGCACGTAAGACCCGTGTCTGGAAGCACCCGCACATCCGCACCGCCACCATCAACTCGATCCTGCTGCGCATGGGCTATGGCGACACCCACTGCGCCCACGGCTTTCGGTCAAGTTTCTCGACGCTGATGAACGAGGAGCGCATGGTCGTGGAAGATAAGAAGGTCTTGCGCTGGCCCGACCAGAAGGCGCTGATCGAGGTGCAGCTTGATCATAACGACGCCTCGACCAAGGCGATCTATGATCGCGGCGGGCGCTGGGAGGAGCGTTGTGAGCTGATGCAGCTGTGGGCTGACCGGATTGACGAGATGCGTGACCATGACAAGCCGAAGCTCACGCTGGTCGCCTGAACCGATCTGGGTAATTCAAAATGTATAAAGGAATGCGATACATGAAAACTGCACAGGAGCTGCGCCGCTGGTTTGCGGACTTCACTGAGGTGCATCTGCGCCGGTCCCGCAGCCCTAAGCAGTTGCCTACCGCGTATAGTGATTTCTGGCGTAGTAGACAGCGCAGCTGGAAGGAACAACGCCGGACGAAATATAAGTTACCCCGTTAGTGGCTGATGCCTCCAAGACTATTGTGCTAGGATCTATTAGCGCGCCTGCCTTTGAGGGGGTTACTCCCCGCGCGCTTCCGCCGGAGGGTTTGCCAGTTTTCCTGACACACAAAAAATTGGCACCCCTCCCCTTTAGGCCTTTCGTTTTGCGTAAAGATCAGGCCGCAGTTTTTCGCGCGGGATGCCGGTGACCGCTTCGACGGCCACGATGCGCTCAGCCGGGATCTTTTTCCACTTCTGGATCGACTGGAATTTAATTCCGAGCGCTCGTGCCAGTGCGTGCATTCCGCCCGCCTTGGCGACCGCCATCGCAACAATGTCCTGATTCGTCATGGTCTTAGTCATAAACTGGTGGTTGTCGAGATTCAACCAGCGCTAACAGCTTTCCCCTGTTAAAATCAAACGCCGCTCTGACAGACACTAGCTGTTGACAGACATTGTCTGTTAGCCTATATCGCCACTGTCGCGATCAGCCAACAATGGCGCAACCCCGCGACAATGGAGAACTATCATGACTACCAATGTAACTGCAGTACACGCGCGTCCGGCGTTCGACCTGAACGATCCCGCGACGCTCGTGCTCGACCTGGCCAATCCGAAGCCAAAGGAAGTGCTCATTCTCGTCGAGACCTTCGAAGCGGCGATCAAGGCCAACATCGAAGCCAATATCGATCTCGGATCTCTCCCGGTTATCACCGGATGGAACGAGATCACCCCGGCAATTGCGATCAACTTGTTGCTGCGCAATCCTGGTGGCGCAAATCGCAAAATCGATCCCGGCACAATCTTTTATTACGCAAACCAGATGGCGAGCGGTAAATGGAAGGCGACCGGTCAGCCTGTTCTTGTGGATGCCAACGGCGTCCTGATGGACTCGCAGCATCGTCTTTACGCCTGCGTGGTTTCCGGTACGACGTTCAAGACGTTCGTTGTTACCGAGATCGAACCGGTGCCAGGTCTATTCGCCTACATCGACAATGGTCGCGCACGTACTGCGGCTACGGCGTTACAGACGGCAGGCTTGAATGGCGTCTCGCCGGTCATCGTCAAGGTGATCAAGATCGGCGAAGAAGTGCGCAACGGTGTCTATAGCCCGTCTACCGGGCTGACGAAGCTGCCACGGTTGTCTCCGCATGATGTGCTGGAACTGGTCAACCTTTATCCGAACGCCCGTAAGGCGGCGCGCTCTGCGTCGTCCGACTGGGACGAGGCGGTCACCCTTCTCGGTGATCGTAAGGATATCGTTGCCTATCTCGGTATGCGGATCACCGACCTGCACAGTGAAGAGAAGGCTGACGAGTTTTTCGAGGAAATCGCGCGCCCGCTCGCCGAGCACGCGATTGAGAGCCCCTTCTACGCTCTGCACAAACTGGCGGAGAAGGACAATCGCTCGGAGAAGGCGATGAAGCCGCGCCATATGCTGGCTGCGATGATCAAGGTGTTCAACGCCTGGTACAGGCAAGAACCGCTTGGCCGTCGCTGGACGCTGCTGGTCGATGAGGACTTCCCGGTCATTGCGACCGGTGAGCAGATCGAGGAGGCCGCCTGATTTAAGCGAGAGAAAGGTGGGCAGCAATGCCCGCCTGTTTCGTTTGAAGAGCGGAAAATATCATGAAACATAACCCCTACACCGAAATCTGGCCGCTGATGATCGGCGAAGATTTCGAGAAGCTGAAGGCGGACATTGCCGCCAACGGGCTGCGCATGAATATCATTACCTACAACGACATGGTACTTGACGGACGTAACCGTGAACGTGCCTGCGAAGCGGCTGGCGTAACGGTGCGATATGCGGACGCTGGCGTGAGTACCGACGCGGACGCGCTCGATCTGGTTGTGTCACTCAATCAGCATCGCCGCCATCTCAACTTGGAGCAACTCGCATTTGCGGCAGCGAAGCTGACAACTTTTCAGCATGGAGGCCACAGGAACTTCAAGTTCTCGCCCGCGAACTTGAAGTTCCAATCAGAAACGGCAACGATGCGCCAAGCCGCAGAAAAAATCGGCGTGTCTTATGGATCAGCTGTGCGCGCGAGAAGCGTTCTCATACACGGCACCAAAGAGGACGAAAAGGACGTTGTCTCTGGCCGCGTCTCACTGTCAGCAAAAGCCGATGGCCTGACCCGGCGCATTCCGAAACCGTTGAAACGAACCGCTCCTAGTCGTCCACACAAGAACGAGGAGCGTCCGCGTCCCAAGTTGGTCTCAAATGCCGTTGTGAACCAGCCTCTCAAACATCTGACACCGAAAGAGGTCGATCCTGAATTTTGCGGCACAGCACTGGAATTCGCCGCCAAGTACGGTCATGTGAACCAGCACACGGCAGAAGAGTATGCCACGATGCGGTTCGACGATCTGGCGTCCGACATGAAGGCGCTCGCCAGGCGGTGTCGCGAATTTCCTGAACGGAAAGCTGTCGATTCCGACTGGTTGCGCAATCCCAACCCGCGCAGCGTCGCCCAGTTGACGGAGGCGCTCGACTACCTGCGGCCCAAGATCGCCGAAGCCGAAGCCTTGCTCGAACGCGCTGTCGCAGCATTGAAGGAGAAAAAGTAACCCGTTTTCATCACCCAGTTATATTTGCGATCCGCCCGGCCAGCGCGCCGGACTTTTCGTTTTAAGTATCAGCTTGACTGATGTTGACCGACTCTGGTTGTTTCACAGCTGAGGAGGCCATGAACATGCTGGAAAACGCCAGTTGGCTGGACAAGCTGTGTAAGGAAGACCACGCTGCCGTGCGTGATATCGGCACCATGGGATGGCGCTATCAGGACGGCAAGCGGATCGGATTCGCCTTCGGCAATAAATTCTATCACGAAGACGGCCAGACCGTGCCGCTGGTCACGGCCGCCGACGACGAATTCCGCAAATGGTACACCCCCGTAGGCAAGCGCGAGGCCTGGCTCAAGGCTGCCAGGCTACTCACCGATCGCAAGCGGCCGGAGCTTGATGTCCTGGTGGCGATGGCCTTTGCGGCCCCGCTGACAGTGTTCTCCGGCACGTTCTACGGCGCCGTGCTGAGCGTCTGGGGCGAACCCGGTACTTCCAAAAGCACTGCACAACAAGTCTCCACCGCGGTTTGGGGTCACCCGAAACAGACCCGGGAAAGCCTGAACTCCACTCCGAAGGCGTTACAGGGGCGGTTGGGACGCACCCGCAACCTGCCGGCGTATCTGGACGATGTTCAGGACAGACACCACCAGGATAACCTGTTCCATACCTTGTTCACCGCCGCCGAAGGCACTGAAGGCGGACGATTAAACCGCGATGGCTCCATGAAGAGCCGGCTGGAATGGCAGACCTTGCTGGCGGTCTGCTCCAACGCTTCGTTTGTTGAGTTCCTGATCTGCCACAAGAAATCCTCTTCCGCCGCCATGCGCCGGATATTCGAGATCAATTTCAAGGAGAAGCCCAACGAACCCGGCATCATCGACGGGCTGGATGCCAGCAAGATCTTCGCTGAACTCGAGCATAATTACGGCGTGATCGGCGCCGAATACGCCCAGCTACTGGCGCGCAACCACAACAAGATCGATGGGCTGGTCTCTACGATCACCAAGAAATTCACGGCGTCCGTCGAGGGCACCACCGATGAGGCCTATTGGTGGAGTTTGTGCGGCGTGCTGTTGACCGGCGCCGCGCTGGCCCGGCGACTGGGGGCCGAGCTGGACGTCCGCGCCATGGAAACCTTCCTGCGAGAAACCTATCGGTATAACCGCCGGATCCGCAGCATCCAGGGCACCAAGGGCGCCAAAGGCGTTGGCGCCGGATCCTACGCCGATACCGAACGTGGACTGATTGGTTTCGTGAACGAGGCTGTCGGCAATGGCAATGCGCTGTTCACTGACAAGCGGTACGAACATTGGCATTGCCGTTTACCGATCAAGATCCTGCACCCGCCAGGCGAGGGCCGCGATGTCGTGGTCCAGATTATCCGTGACAGCTGCCGGATCATCGTGTCCGGCAAGGCGTTTGCGCGTTACCTGCGTGAACACGTGATCAATGCTCGCGAAATCATCAATGGGCTGGAATACTTCTACAAGGCCAAGCAAAGAAACCTCACACTGGGCGCCGGCACCCCCTACAACACCCACTACCAGGAAATGTGCTGGGAAATTCCGGCGCCGCCACAGCCCGATCATGCGCTTTATAAAATCATCTGCTCACAGGGCGCGCCCATCCCGCACCCGGAACGGCCAAAGATTCAGTATACGCCTGGGTACACCTACGTCCGTCCAGCACCAGGGCGCCGCGCCGGTCTCGTAGGGCCCAAAGACCCAGTATAGACGTTTACTTCGGCGGCGCCTTCTCAATGGTCTTGGACATCTCGCCGCCCGGCGACTTCTTTTTGTAGTCCTGCCGCTCGATCGAGGTGCGAAACACGTCGGGCGTCTTCATAAAACGCGATCTGGTCGTCACCTCGGGGCCGCCACGGGCGTATTTGGCATCGAGTGGTCCGGTACCCTTGTAGGTCATGGCCATGTTATTTTCCTTTCTTCTTCGGAGCCTTTGGCGGCAGCTTGCCACCCTTGTCAGCGTCGCTGAACTCCTTGCCCACCTTTTTCGGAATGCCGATGGTCGACTTGCCGGCAGCCGCGGCGCGCATTGCGCGTCTCTGAGCTTCACTAACCGGGGGCATTTAACAACCCCGACAGATGCTTGGTGGCGAGGGCGGAAAAGGCGGTAGCGGGTCCACCTGACTCTCCTTTGACGGAGGGAAAGTGAAACGAGCCGCCTCCCACCAACACGGTAAGCAGCGCAATCAGCGCAAGCAGCAACACAATTACCCAGACGCCCTGCTTCACCCGTTCCGGGATCGGATAGATGAAGCTCTCTATCACCCAGATCGCGAGGTAGACGATGCCCGCGAGGATGATCAGACCAATCAAAAACCAAAGAACGTTGACGGCAATGGCAATCATTTTCGTTTCTCCTTGCCCTGCTCCCATCTCTCGCAAACATCCCCTGGCCGTATCGGTTTTTCCACCAGCGTGCAGTCCGGCGGCATCTTGTCGACGTACATTGCACAGGTGCCGCACCGCCGCTTGATCGATACCGTCACACGGTATTTGACTTCGTCGTGGGACAGCTTCTTGTTCATTGTGACGCTTCTCGCGCCCGCCGGAAACGCTCCTGCTGTTCGGGTGTACCCGAGCGGCTCATGTCGCGTAACTGTCGCGGCGTAATATGTGGGTTGAGGATGAATCTCTGCAGACCAGGCGGGATCTTCAAATCATTCATCATTTCCCGGGCTTTAGCCTGATTACCGGACTGAACCAGTTTTCGAATTTCCGGCATCGCCTGTTGTTTGATGAAGTCCTGGCCTTCCTTCATGCGAGCCAGTTCGCCTGCAGCCGGGCCGCCGGGATGCCCCTTGCTGATTGTCGCACCAGTAAGCGGAGCAAGCGCTTGGGCAGCACTAAGTTTATCCCCCTGCCCGGTCAGAATGTCCCTGGTAGCAGTGAGCGTGCCTTCCGGTGTTTGTGCGGCAATAAAATGCTTGGCGACATTCCCGATAACTCCAGCATATTTTGCCCACGTATCGGGGTGCGGATCGTAGACCTTGCGGCCGAATCCCTTGTCGTTATCAAGGATTTGCCAGATCGGCCTGACGGTCGTGCTGAGTTTCGACTGAAGTTTAGCGGCGGGATGCGCCAGCCACCCGGTGAATTCTTCACCGATCTTGCCGACCGGGTTGCGGCCATAGATGGCTTGACCTTCCTTGGTCTTGCCAATCATGATGCGGTCCTGCTTACCGGGCTCGTTCTCGTAAGTGGATGACAGTGACTCGGCCATTGAAAACGGCTGCAGGACGGTCGACGGGCTTTCACGCACACGCTTCATCAGATCGCCGAACCGACGCACATAACCGTGCGCCTCTTCACCCAGCGATTTGTCGCCAATCAGCGTATTGACGCCGCTTTGCAGCAGCGAGTTCATGACATACATCAGCCCAACGTCAAGCGCGACGGCGGCAATCGCCTTTCGCCGCGCCATCGACTTGGCGAAATCTGCGGCTTGTGGATCGGTGGTGCCAATATCGCGGCTGATCTGCGCCCGCACATCCCGCGGCAGGCCGTTGAACATGTCCTTCATCACGCCAATATTGCCCAGGGTGAACGAGCGCGAGAACAAGGCCATGTTGGCGATCTTTTGCGCCGAAGCCGACATCGCTTCTCTCGGCAGCGCGCCGGCATAGCGATTGGCGATGTGCGCCGCCATGCGCTGGGCGACGATTGGCTCCACGCCCTTTTTTATCGCCGCGTCGCGGAAATTGACGTACAGCCCCATCTGCAGATCACCGATGCGATCCCACAGCAGGGTGTTGTGCCAGATGTCTCCCATACGATCGATTGAACGTTTGACGGCGGCGCCGGCACGGGGATCAAACAGGTCAGGAACAAGACCCAGGACCTTAGCGGTCAACGACCGGCCAGGCGTGAGGTTCGGCTGCTCCATGATCGAGGTGATGTCTTGATTGAAGAACCGTTTGCCAATCGGTACCAGTCCGGCATCGACAGCTTCCAGCATTGTCGGCGGTGCGGTTTTCGGGATTTGATGCTTGTCGGTGAATAAGTGGTCGTACATATACCGGAGCGTACCGTCATATGGCCGGCCCTGCTTGGCGGCATTACCCTCAAAATAAACCCGAAAGGATGCGACCTTCCCTGGGGCGGCCGGAAACGCCCGGCCATATTCCACCATGTTATGGATCATCGGCGAATACATGATCACGGACATGGTTTTGCTTTTGAGATCCATTATCGCCTTGTAGGCCTTACCGGGCTCAGCAGTCAGAAACGATTTTAGCGGTCCTTCGAAATCACCGCGGATCCAGATCGGTACCCTGTCGAATATGAGGCTGCCATCCTGGTCGAGCA